GTTATTGATACACAAAGAATGAGTATATTTGCAATTAGTAATAGATTTAACGAACATACATCATCTAATCATCCAGATTTTGTTGCAGACACAACTAATGAAGGCTCAACTTCAGACGCTATGTATGTAACAAGACCTATAGTATTGGATAACACATCAACTGCTTTAGATATTAGATTATCAGCAAATGTTAGGTCTACTTCATCAATAGAAGTTTACTTTAGAACAACAACATCTGCTGAAGTTAGAAATGTGAGAGACATATCTTGGACACCTTTCAATACGGCAGGTGAAGAAGACACTTCAGTAACACCTGCTTCAAATGACTTTACATTTAGTGAATACAAATATACGGCAAGTGGTCTAACAGGATTTGACGCTTTTCAAATTAAGATAGTTATGAAAGGTAGTAATCAGGCATATCCACCAAGAATTAAAGACATGAGAGGTATTGCATTAGCATTATAATGGCAAGATTAAAAGTACAAGGTCATGTAGGTTTAGTTAGAGATAGTATTTCTAAGGCAGTTATAAATACTAATAAGGCAGACTATCAAGAATATATGAGAAGAGCAAAATCAAGAGAAATGCAAAGAGATTCACTAACTGACGCTATAAAAGAGATAAATAGTCTTAAGCAAGAATTATTTGAAATTAAAAAATTACTTAGAGAGAAAGAATAATGGCATTTACACCAGTCGCAACTACTGATACTTTAGAAACTTTTAGAACGAGGTATAACGCAACACCTCTTACTATTGTAGATGATTCTTCAACCACAGTAGATATCACACTTGCAACTGATAGTCTAAAGTTATCAGGTGGCACAGGAATCGCTTCTGCTATATCAGGCGATACAGTTACATTTAATTTATCAAATACTGGTGTCTCGGCTGCTTCTTACGGGTCATCAACAGCAATTCCTGTAATAGCAGTAAATGCTCAAGGACAAATTACCTCTGCTTCAACAGCAAGTATTTCAACAGATTTAACAGTTATAGATGACGCTTCTACAAGTGCAACAATTTCACTTGCAACAGATTCATTTAAAATATCAGGTGGCACAGGAACAACATCAGCAATATCTGGTGATACATTAACTATTAATCTAGATGACACGGCAGTTAGTGCTGGTTCTTATGGGTCATCAACTGCTATTCCTGTATTAACAGTAGACGCTCAAGGTCGTTTAACAAGTGCTTCAACAGCAAGTGTATCAACAGATTTAACTATTGTAGATGATTCATCAACTAGTGCAACAATTTCATTAGGAACTGATACACTTAAACTTGCAGGTGGTAGTGGCGTATCAACAAGTATCTCTGGTGATGTAGTAACAATATCAACATCTTCATCAACTGCCTTTACAGATTTTATTTATACTGCTACAACAGGACAAACAACATTTAGTGGTGCTGATGATAATGGTAATACACTTGCATATGCAGCTGCTAATTTTGATGTATTCTTAAATGGTGTATTACTTGATGATTCAGATTATACTGCTACTGATACAACAAGTGTTGTATTATCAAGTGCGGCTGCAGCTAATGATATACTAACAGGAAAGGCATGGAATGTAAGTAATGTTTCATCTTTTGATGTAAATGGTACAGAATTTGTCCTAGATGTAGATGGTGATACCTCTATTACTGCTGACACAGATGACCAGATAGATTTTAAGATAGGTGGTACTGATAGAGTTACATTTAATTCAGCTGGAAATGTATCAGCAGTTTCATTTACAGGAGATGGTTCATCATTAACAGGAATTGATGCATTTCCAAGTGGAACAAAAATGCTTTTTCAACAAACAGCTGCACCTACAGGTTGGACAAAAGATACAACAAATTACAATGACCATGCTTTGAGAGTAGTTACCGGTACCGTTAGTTCTGGTGGCAGTTCAGCATTTTCAACAGCACTCGCTACTCCATCAGTTTCAGGTTCTGTTACAGGTGAGCCAGGTAGTAACTTTTCTGTAAGTATTAGTGGTAACATTGCAAACACGACATTAAGTGTTTCCCAAATACCATCTCACTCTCACGTTAGAAACATAGGTGGTGGCACAAGTAATATTAGAAATACTGCTGCTGGTGCTAATAACTCAGAAGTTGATATAAACAATATAAACACAGGAAATACTGGTGGAAACCAAGCTCACAATCACGGACACAACTTATCAGGTAGTTTAAGTGGTAACTTAACTACTGGTAACTTAGCCTTTGGCTCTGGTACTGCTAGTATCAATGTAAATTATGTTGATGTAATTATTGCAGCTAAAGATTAATGAAAATATAGGAAATATATAATGAAAATAGAAATAAAAGAAAACTGTCCTTTAAACAATTTTAAACCATGCAAAAAATTTGACTGTGCTTGGTTTTGTCAAATGAAAGGAAAGGATCCAAATACGGGAAAAGATGTGGATGAACATTCTTGCGCTGTAGCTTGGTTGCCTATGTTGTTAGTAGAAAATGCAGCTCAAAGCAGACAAACAGGCTCAGCAGTAGAATCGTTTAGAAACGAAATGGTAAGAGCAAATCAAGAAAACGCTATTGGTCTTATGAAAAAGGTTAAACAGGGTTTATTAAAATGAAAATTGCAGTAAACAATAAAATAAAACTAAAAGAAGAATCTAATTTTATTGGTATATATGAAAATGCAGCCTCATCAGAATATTGCAATAAAATGATAGAAAGATTTGATGAACTTGAAAGTAGAGTGTCAGCATGGAAAGGACAAGATTCAAACAATGGATTAAAAAACAGAAAAGATTATTCTTTTATGTTTGAAAGGGACGCAAAAGATTTAACTGAAGAAACTAATAAACTGTTAGATGTTTATCTAGAAGAATATATAAACGAACATCCAGGACTAGGAATTTTGCAATTTTATAGCGACGCTATAAAAGTACAAAGAACACCGCCTAAAGGTGGTTTTCATACTTGGCATTGTGAAAATGGATATGGAGATGGAAGTCATGCTAGGTGTTTAACATGGTCTATTTATTTAAACGATATTCCAGATGGCGAGGGTGAAACAGAATTTTTAGAATTTGGAGTAAAAGTAAAACCAAGAAAAGGAACTATAACTTTTTTTCCAGCAGCATGGACACATACTCACAGAGGAAATCCAGTTTATAGTTGTGATAAATATATTGCAACAGGGTGGTATTACACAACAAAATAGGAGAAACTAAATGAAAGTAACAGTTTTAACAGATGGAAAAACAGTTGATGTCGATGGACATAGCTATTGCAATTTAGATTTCACGCTAGCAGCTGATATACATTGTGTTCATTGGGATAGTGAATCATCTACAGGTGAAATAGAATATAATGATGGAAAACCTCATGCACAAATAACTAGTTTTTCTGATTATCAAGTTGCATTAGATAAATATAATCTTGCAAAAACAGAAGAGGATAATCGAATTGCACAAGAAAAGGCTGACCTTAACGCTCTTAAACAAACTTATGGATATAAAAGAGAGCAAGAATATCCAAGTATAGAAGACCAGTTAGATGACATATATCATAATGGTATAGATGGTTGGAAAGAAACAATTAAGGCAATTAAAGACAAGTATCCTAAATAATGAGAACAGTAAATAATAAATAGTTAGAGAGTTAAAAACATGAGTAGAAGTAGAGACATATCGAAAGGTACAACTAGAACAGAATTTGTGTTTACAGCAACTGACGGTCAAACAACATTCAGTACTGATGATACAAGTACATCATTAGCATATGTTGCAGGTAAAATAGATGTATTCTTAAATGGTGTTAGATTGGCACCTGCTGACTTTACTGCTACTAACGGCACATCTATTGTACTAGCAAGTGGTGCTAATGCAAGTGATGTTTTATTTGTTGTTACATATGGAACATTTCAGGTTGCAGATTTAAGTGCAGCTTTAACATCTGATTTAAATATTAGTAGTCAAAAAATTACAGGTTCAGCAATTGAATTAGACTGTTCAGGTGATATTACATTTGACGCCGATGGTGCTGATGTCTTATTTAAAGACGCTGGTACAGAATTTGGTCGCATAACAAATTCAACCTCAGACTTTGTAATACAAACTGCTGTATCAGATAAAGACTTTATAATTAAAGGAAACGATGGTGGTTCAACAATAACTGCTCTTACCATAGATATGTCAGCTGCTGGTGCGGCTACATTTAATGATGATGTAACTGCTTTCTCTGATGTAATTTTAAAAGATAACATAGACACTATTGATAACGCATTAGAAAGAGTACAAGGAATGAGAGGTGTTTTCTTTAATAGAAAAGATAATGATGTTACAAGACAAACTGGTGTTATTGCTCAAGAAGTAGAACCATTTCTTCCTGAGGTGGTAAGAGAAACTAAGGACGAAAAGAAAATCAAATCTGTTGCATACGGCAATATGGTTGGAGTACTTATTGAGGCAATAAAAGAATTAAATGCTAAAGTAGAGGAACTTCAAAATGCCGATAAAGGGCGCAGGAACATTTCTTAGAATATCTGAGATTGCAACTGAGTTTAACGACCCAGCACCTCATGAAATGTCTGAGTTTTATCGTGGTGGTAGTCTAGTAAATGATGTTTCATCAAACAATAATATACCTACATCAGGCACTATTAGATTTGGACAATTTTATGGTACAGGTAATGCTGTATCGGTAGCTGCCACTTCAGGCACAAATGTTGATGTTGCACCTTTATTTCCAGGCACATTCACAAATACAGACGCTAAAATTTTAACAATAGCAGCCCCTATTCAAATTACAGGAAATAATGTTGCATTAACTGTTCCCTCAAACATGGCTGGAACACTTGATATTCAAAACGCAGGAAACATCATAGGTTCAAGAGGTGGTGCTGGTAATGCAGGTTCAGGTGGTAATGGTGGTAATGCTAATGCTGGTGGAGCTGCAATTTCTGTTCAATCAAATGGAGTTACATTAAACAACTCAGGAACAGTCTCCGGAGGCGGAGGCGGAGGCGGCGGAGGGGCCGCAGGTGCTTCTAACACAAACACTAGTCAAGTAAACTTTGGTGCGAAACCCTTTAGCCCTACTTTTGGATGGAGACAACAATTCCAATCACAAACTTTTCAAAATAATACTGGTTTTATTAATGAAGCTGGTACATCACTAAACTTTGCAGGCGGTAGCCAAAACACTACACAACTTAATACAAGTAGTGGCACAGGAGCACCGGCACGAATCAACAGAGGTAACCCATTAGGGGATGCAGGTGCTGTTGGTCAACACAATAAAAGATTTAATGTTGGCGGAGGATTTTATCAAGGCACTACTACTACTCCTGGTGGCAATGGTGGTGCAGGTGGTAATGGATATGGATGGGATGGTTCATCTATTGTAACTGCTCAATCAGGTTCAGCAGGTTCTAGTCCAGGTGGTGCAGCTGGTGGTGCTGGAGGTGGTGCAGGTGCAGCTGGTACTGCTGGTTCAAACAGTCCAGCATTTAGTGGAGGTTCAGCAGGTGCAGGTGGTAATGCATTAACTTCACCTGGTTCAGTAAACTATTCAGTAACTAATTCAGGCACAATTAACGGAACACAAGGATAATACTATGCCAGTAGGAATATTGAAAAACACAGGAACAATTACAGGTTCAAAAGAACATACTTATGTAGAGTTTATACTTGTAGGTGGTGGCAATACTAATCACGGCGGACAGGTTGTAAGAAACTATGGAAGAATTAAATGTAAAACTATTGTAAACATTATGATAGGTGCAGGTAATATAAAAGGATGCCCTTCTTCAATTACATGGAGTGCAAGTGATAATACAGACACTCAAATTACATCTGATTATGGTTTTGAATATTTAAAAGATAGTAATTGGCATAATGATAAAATTGTTGCAAAAGGTGGTGAGGAATCACTTGTTATTGATAATTTAACAGGCACAGAAACTAGATATGGCGATAATGTAAATAGACCTGGCACATGTGCAATTAAAATGTTATCAACAGATTATGAAAATGCAATAGTAAAAGGAAATCCAACTATAAATACAGATGGAGATTATAAAATATTAGTCTGGTCTCAACCAGGAACATTACAGGTATCTTAATATGGCACATTTTGCAAAATTAGATTCAAATAATAGAGTAATTGATATTGTTTTTGTAGACAATAGTATTACTTATAAAGCTTTCACAGAAAATGATGAAGAAGTATCTAGAGAAGAAGAACAAAGAGGTATAGATTATTTACAAGATATTTTTGGTAATGATACTGTATGGAAACAATGTTCATTTAATACATGGGCTAATAAACATAAACTAGGTGGCACACCCTTTAGAGGTAACATGCCTGAAATCGGATATCAATGGGATGTATTAAGAAATGCTTTTATACCACCTAAACCTGGTAGTGATTACATATTAATAGAAAAAAAATTACAATGGTCTTTAATGAGAGATTGGACAAGTCAATATAGAGAACAAGTAATGTTTTGGAGAACTTTTAGGAGGACTGATATCTAGTGGCAGTTACACAAAAAACAGCAGAAAATTTTGGTTTAGACCAAGGGGCAACATTTAGTAAAAACTTTACAGTTACAACTGATGGTTCAACTGCTTATGATATTTCAGGTTTAACATTACAAGCACAAATGAGAAAGTCTTTTGATTCATCATCAGCAACTACATTTACAGCAAGTGTAGTTACAGGTTCAAGTGGCATTTACAAATTAGTATTATCAGAAACAACAACTGCCTCAATAGAAGCAGGTAGATATGTTTATGATGTAGAATTAACATTATCAGATTCAACTGTTGAAAAGGTTCATTATGGCGTTGTTACTGTACATCCAGAGGTAACAAAGATATAATGAATGAACTACAAGAGTTTTTCCAATCTGTTGCAATAGAAAAAAAGAAAGTGGCTGAAGAACAGGCACGAATACAAGCAAGAGAAGAAAGATTAAAACCACAAGTTAAAGTAAAATTAACTGACTTATCAGAGTTTTTTGGTACTATGGCAAGTGCTAAAAGAAATCTTAGACCTAAAACTTTACAAGACGCTGTAACTCCACCAAAACCTGAAGAACAAAAAATGCATTTAGAATTAGAGAGTTTCTTTGATAGACTTTCTAGTTTTGAAAATGCATTAGAAGAACAAATTGCAAAACCTAAAGTAGAACAAGTAGAAGAAGTACAAGAAGAAAAATCAAGTACTCAATTACTTGCAGACGCTATGAGTAAATATACTAAAGGGGCACCTGAAACTATTACTGAAGAACCATCTGAGTTAGATAAAATTAAAGAAGAATTTAGACACTTTAAAGAAACAGTTATTGCACAGATGGCCTCTATCGGTGGCGGTGGTGAAGTTAATCTATTAAAACTAGATGATGTAGATACTGGCGCTATAGGTAACGGTAAAGTATTATCATATAATGCTTCAACAGGTAAGTTAGTATTTACAACATCAAGTGGTGGTGCTTCTAACTTACAAGATTTATCTGATGTAGATACAACCAACTTGACAGATGATTCTATTATGCAATATAATTCATCTACAGGAAAATTTGAATTTACAAATGAACTAGATGGAGGTTCTGTATAATGCCTGTTGCAATTAAAATAAAAAGATTTACTACATTAGGTGATGTGCCTAATACTTCTGAATTAGTAGATGGTGAAATTGCAGTTAATATTGCAGATAAAAAAATCTATGTAAGAGATGGTTCATCAATTGTTACAATAAGTGGTGCAGATTTTAGCGCTGTAGGTGAAGATATATTACCTGATGGAGACGGAACAAGAAATTTAGGTAGTGCAACTAAAAGGTGGGCAGAATTATTTTTAACAGGTCAAACAATTAATTTGGGTGGTGCAACTATTGATTCAGACGGAACTGGTACTGTATCAGTATCAGCAACAGGTGTAACATTGCCTAGAGAATCTAAAGATGAAGATGGTAATAAACTTTCTATACAAGGCTCAGGCTCAACAGGTCAAGCAATTAGAAAAGTACCATTTTTTACAGCGTCTGGAGGTTTATCAACACCTAATAAAAGATTTGAATTTAATGCTACAATTGAAACTAGAACGGCATTTGGAGACGCTAATCATACATTTACTAAGTCAAACGGCTCTAGTGGATTAGCAAGTGCAGATATAACTCTATTTCAATTTTAGATAAATAGTAGACAAGAGAGAGGAAAGAGATGTCAGCTAAAACACCGATACGAGGCGTATTTGATAGTGGCACAGCCACAGGACTTGCCGAGTTTCAATCAGGCGAATTTATAGCACTCACACATGGTGGGTTAGGTGCCTCTTTATCTATTGGTTCAGCAGGACAAGTCTTAAAAGTAAATTCTGGTGCTTCAGCATTAGAGTTTGGTAATGTTGAGGCGATTGTAAATATAGATGGTGCAACTGATTTAGAAAGTGCTACACTAGCTGTAGGTGATAAAATATTAGTATCAGATGGTGGCACAGAAGGTAGAGCATTATTATCACAAGTAGATACTTTATTTTCAGGCACAACAAAAACACTTACAAATAAAACAATAAGTGGTAGTTCAAATACTTTATCGAATATTGGTAATAGCTCATTAACTAATTCAAGTGTAAACTTCGGTGGAGTTACAGTATCGCTTGGTGCTTCTGATACAACACCTGCTTTTGATTTATCAGACGCTACTAATTATCCAACATCTTCATTAACAGGTACCATTACAAATGCTCAATTAGCAGGTTCTATTGCAAACGATAAATTAGCAGGTTCAATTGCAAATTCTAAATTAGCAAACAGTTCTATTACTGTAACAGACGGCAGTACTTCAACTGCTACAGCGTTAGGTGGAACAATAACATTCTCTGGTACTGCTAATGAGGTAGAGGTTGCAGAAAGCTCAGGAACAATTACAGTAGGTTTACCAGACAATGTTACTATTGCAGGTAACTTGACTGTAAGTGGAACCACGACAACGATAGACACTACAAACACAACTATTGCAGATAGTTTATTAGAATTAAATTCAGGCGCTACATCAAACTCAAATGATTCAGGTATCATTATTGAAAGAGGTTCAACTGGCGATAATGCAATAATTATGTGGGATGAATCAGCTGATAGATTTGTGGCTGGTACAACTACAGCAACAGCAGATTCTACTGGTAATATATCACATACAAAAGCAGATTTTCATGCTGCTACTATTAGAGGTTCAGCTGGTGATTTTATAAGTACAGGCATATCTTCTGTAATGACGGTCACAGGAACAGATGATGGTGCTGGCGAAGGACCTGATATTGTAATTAAAAGAAACTCTGCTAGTCCAGCAGATGATGATATATTAGGTGCGTTAGTATTTAAAGGTGAAAATGACGCTGACCAGGCAGTTACTTATGGTAAAGTAAGAGCAAAAGCTTTAGATGTATCAGATGGCACAGAAGACGGACAATTACAATTTAGTACAATCGTTAATGGTACAATCAGTACTGTTGCAACATTAGATTCTACATCTTTATATTTAAATACAGGCACAGATATTACTTTTGAAGGTGATGGTGCAGACGCTCACGAATTAACATTAACTGTTGCAGATGGCATAGACGCTGACAGAACAGTTACTTTACCAAATGCGACTGGTACTGTTGCGTTGGAAGGAACAGTTACATCTGGTTCAACAAGTATTACAACAAATATAGGTGCTAGAACTTTTGAGACTGAAAGTTTAGATACACCTGTTGGTTTTATTACTGTTGCAATAGGGGGAACTAACTATAAAGTGCCTTATTATAGTGCATAAATAGTATAGAGGAATTAAGATATGGCAAACCCAAACACAAGAGAATCACTAAAACAATACTGTTTAAGAGCATTAGGTAAACCGGTAATTGAGATAAATGTTGATGATGACCAACTAGAAGATAGACTAGATGAGAGTTTACAATATTTTGCACAATATCATACAGATGGTATTCGTAGAACTTATTTAAAATACAAACTTACCTCAGATGATAAATCTAGACTACAAAACAAAACTAGAAGTAATGAAACATCAACAGATTTAGAAGAATCAGATGTTACTACACAACACTTTGAACAAGACAATTATCTTGTTATACCTGATAGTGTTATTTCAGTTACAAACATATTTCCTTTTTCAGATAAAGGTAATCTAAACTTATTTGATGTTAGATATCAATTAAGATTAAATGACTTATATGACTTTTCTTCTACATCAGTAATTAACTATGATGTAGTATTAAGACACTTAGATTTCTTAGACCATATTTTAGTAGGTGAAAAACCTCTTAGATACAATCAATTAGATAATAGATTATATATTGATATGGATTGGACAAATGATTTAGATGTTGATGAGTATTTAATTATAGACTGTTATCGTAAATTAGACCCTGCTACATTTACAGATGTATTTAATGACATATGGGTCAAAAGATATACAACACAAAAATTCAAATTACAATGGGGTCAAAACTTAGCGAAGTTTGCTGGTGTTACTATGATAGGTGGTGTATCACTTAATGGTAATGAAATAATGCAACAAGCAGAAGCTGAGATACTGAAACTAGAACAAGAAGTCAGAAGTAATTACGAGGAACCACCTCATTTGATACTAGGATAACGCCATGCCAACAAATCATTATTTTCAAGGTGGCAACGGCATAGGTTCATCAGAAGAAAAGAAACTTTTTGAAAACTTAATTATTGAAGGTTTAAAAATCTATGGACATGATGTCTATTACCTACCTAGAACTTTAGTCAATAAAGACCTTATACTTGGCGAAGATGTTGCAAGTAAATTTAATGCAGCCTATCTTTGTGAAATGTATATGGATACAACTGAAGGATTTGCTGGCGAACAAGAATTAGTAAGTAAGTTTGGTCTAGAGATTAGAGAAGATACTACATTTACTGTATCTAAAAGAAGGTGGGAAGATTTAGTCGGAGACCCTGCTACACAAATAGTATCTGATAGACCAAACGAAGGCGATATCATTTATATGCCGTTAATGAATAGTTTCTTTGAGATTCTATTTATTGAAGACCAAGAGCCTTTCTTTCAATTAGGCAACTTACCTGTTTACAAACTAAGAGTAACTAGATTCGAGTATTCATCTGAAAGACTGGATACAGGAGTATCAGATATTGATAGTGCAGAAGATAAATTCTCACTTGATATGTTGGCACATCAAATGACTTTAGAGGCAGAAGAAGGTTCTCTATTACTTGAAAATGATAGAGCAAGTGGTGACCCTAATTACTTCTTACTTGAAACTTATGCAATACAAACACAATCGCCTTATGCAAATAACATTGATATGGATAATGAGGCAGGTTTTGATACAGCAAGTATAGCTGATGATATATTAGACTTTACAGAGAGAAACCCTTTTGGAGAAATTGACTTCTAATGTTTGGAGATTATTTTTACAATCAGACAATGAGAAGAATGACTATTGCATTTGGTCAAATCTTTAACAATATACAAATTAAAAGAAAAGATTCAAATGGCAATGTTGTTCAGTCTATTCGTGTGCCATTAGCATATGCACCTAAAGAAAAGTTTCTTACAAGATTAGACCAACAACCTAATTTAAATGATAGACAATTTGCAGTTACTTTACCTAGATTATCTTTTGAGATAACAGGTCTATCATATGATGGTGAAAGAAAACTTACAAGAGTACAAAAATATAAAACTGTAAAATCAAATGTAGATGGCAAGGTAATGAATTTTAACTATACACCTGTTCCATATAATTTAAATTTTTCTTTATATTCATTTACAGCAAGTGCAGAGGCAGGACTTCAAATAGTAGAACAAATACTACCATTTTTTCAACCAGATTATACAGTTACTATAAACGCAGTACCAGAACTAGACATTAAAAGAGATGTTCCTATTATTTTAAATAGTGTGCAATATCAAGATACTTATGATGGCGGATATACAACAAGAAGAGCAGTTATTTATACTTTAAACTTTACTGCCAAAACATATCTATTTGGTCCTGATAGTACAAACAAAACAATTAAAGAAGTTAAGATTGATTTATATGATGATACAGATACAACAAATAAGGCAAGAGTAGAAAGAGTTACAACAACACCTAATCCTACAAGTGCAGACGCCAATGATGATTTTGGATTTACAACAGATATAGAATTTTTTGAAGATTCTAAAAAATATGACCCAGAGACAGATACGGATGTATAAATAGTATGGAGGTACTAAAGAAATGACAAAAGCAAGAGACAGAGCAAGTGCTGATTTTAATGGTGAAGAAATCATCATTGATTCTGACGCTGATACCAGTATTACTGCTGACACAGATGACCAAATAGATATTAGAATAGGTGGCGCAGATGAATATGAATTAACAGCTTCAACACTTGACGCTAAAGGAAATGACATTTATTCACTACAAGGAAAAATTGGTTCCGACGCTGGTGATTATCTTCTTTACACAACAGATACTCAATTAGATGTTTATGTAAATGGTAGTAATGAATTTAGATTTGAGGCAGACGGAGATTTTCATGCTGACGGTAATGTTATAGCATATTCAACAACTGTTGCTTCAGATATTGCATTAAAATCTGATATTGAAGTTATACCTAATGCTTTAGATAAAATAGATTTAATACAAGGTTACACATTTAATAAACTTGGTAAAAAATCTGCTGGTATCATTGCACAAGAATTAGAAAAAGTATTACCTGAGGCAATATATGAAACTAAATTGCCTTTACAAAAAAATGATGGTAAAAAATATAAGACTGTAGAGTATGACGCTATACACGGACTACTCATACAGGCCATTAAAGAACTTAAAAAAGAAATTCAAGAGTTAAAAAACAAATAAATACTTCTATATAATTAACAGGTGATTTTGTTATGTTATTAGACCAATGGTTTTTCTTTTCAGAGGGTGGAATACCATCTCGCACATGTGAAGAAATTATAAAATATGGAAACTCATTAAATCCTACTGAAGGTGTTACAGGTTCAACTAATTCACTTCTAGATGATGATGAAATAATTTATCATTCAGATAATATAAGAAATAGTAAAACATCTTGGATTGAAACTCATTGGATATATAGATTATTAAAACCAATTCTACAGCATGCAAATACCTCATCTGATGGATGGAATTTTAATATTAGTAATTATGAAGCTATTCAATTTACAAAATATCTTCCTAATGGACATTACAATTGGCATAATGATATTATAACAGATAAACGAACAAATTTAATGAGAAAATTGTCTATGATAGTACAACTGTCAAATCCAAAAGACTATGAGGGTGGAAAACTTAGATTTAATTTAAGAGGTCTTGATTCAAATAAAGAAGATACAATTATTGAATCACCTAAACAATTTAGAACACAAGGGTCAATAATAATATTTCCAAGTTATCTTTGGCATAAAGTAGAAACAATAACAAAGGGAACAAGATACTCTTTGGTTATGTGGTCATTAGGAGAATCGTTTAGATGAGTAGTTTATTAGAAAAAAAATATGTAGTAATTAAAAATATATTATCAAAAGAATTAACAAAAGTTTATTGTGATTATGCTTATAGAAGGCGTGATGTATATGCTACCTTAAAAAGACATGGGTACATTAATCCTTTTAATGATGAATATGGATGGGAAGGCGATATTCAAACACAAAATACCTTTAATATGTACGGTGATGTTTTGTTTGATAATATGATGTTAGATTTAAAATCAAAAATAGAAAAAGAAACAGATTTAGAATTATCTGAAATGTATACTTATTGGAGAATATATTCAGAAACATCTGAATTAAAAAGACATAAGGATAGAGGTTCTTGTGAAATTTCAGGTACAATAAATTTAGGTGGAACTCCATGGCCTATCTACATAGATACAAATGTTGAAAATGGTAAACATACAATAACAGAAAAAGGTAATCACAAATATATTGCTGGTGGTGAAAAGGGCGTGGAGGTTTTATTAGAACCTGGCGATTGCATGTTGTATTTAGGAAAAGATTGTGAACATTGGAGAGAGCCATTGTTGGAAGGTGAATGTGCTCAAGTTTTCATACATTTTAGACAAACAAAAGATGTAAATGAAGATGGTAGATGGGATAAAAGATTGGGTCTTGGCATGCCTAATTTTACTAGAAAAGATAAATAGTTAAATGGGAACGGATGATATAATAAATAAGTATCTAGGATTAGAAACAGAAGATTCTAAACCAGAATCTAAGCCACCTGCTGTCGTAAGAAAAGAAGATAAAGACACAGATGTAGATAACGACCATGATTATTCTAGAGAGGCGTATTACGATTTAATACAAAAGGGTCAAGAGGCAATAGATGGCATACTTGCTGTCGCAAAAGAAGGAGAACATCCAAGAGCATATGAAGTAGCATTAAATGGCATAAAACAAGTAAGTGATACTGTAGATAAATTACAAGATTTAAATAAAAAACTAAAAGATTTAAAAGAATTACCTAAAAGTGCTGACACTAAAATTCAAAATGCTTTATTTGTAGGTTCAACTGCTGAATTACAAAAGATGTTAAAGAAAGATGAAAATACTAAAAGCAAAGTCATCAACACTAAACACAGAGATATTTCAGATAAGTGATTTAGCAATTACTAAACACGGATTTGTTCTAGAAGATATACTTAACGGTGCTGAAATGATAAACCCTATTGAAGTGCATAGATGTACAAACAAAGGTACATATGGTGCATTGGGTAAACCATATAAACAAGGGTTACTCAAAGTAATTAAGGGTAGTCAAAGAGTTACTACAGCAATAAAACTAGGTTATACACACATAGAGGGCATATATGTCTGACGCTTACTTAGGAAATCCTAACTTAAAAAAAGTAAATACACCTGTTGAGTTTACAAAAGAACAGGTCATAGAGTTTCGCAAATGTGAAAACGACCCATTATACTTTATTAAAACTTATGTGCAAATTGTATCATTAGATGAAGGACTTGTGCCATTTAACATGTATGGATTTCAAGAAGAAATGGTACAGACAATGCATGATGAAAGATTTACTATATGTAAACTACCTAGACAGTCTGGTAAATCAACTACCATTGTCTCTTATCTATTACATTATGCACTTTTTAATCCTAACTGTAACATTGCTATACTAGCAAACAAATCATCTACAGCAAGAGATATATTAGGTCGTTTACAACTTGCATATGAAAACTTGCCTAAGTGGTTACAACAAGGTGTAATTAACTGGAACAAGGGGTCGATTGAATTAGAAAACAAATCTAGTATTGTGGCTGCCTCAACATCATCAAGTGCAATTCGTGGTGGTTCATACAACATCATATTCTTAGATGAGTTTGCTTTCGTACCGGCAAATATTGCCGAACAGTTTTTCTCATCTGTATATCCTACAATATCATCTGGTCAAAAAACTAAGATGATTATAGTATCAACACCTCATGGTATGAATATGTTCTACAAACTATGGGTAGACGCTCAAAACAAACAAAACGATTACATACCTATTGAAGTTCATTGGTCAGAAGTTCCTGGTCGTGATGAAAAGTGGAAAGAAGAAACAATACGAAACACTTCTGCTGAACAGTTTCAACAAGAGTTTGAATGTGATTTTTTAGGTTCTGTTGATACACTCATTGCACCTACAAAGATTAAAAATATGCCTCATACAACACCAATAGAATCTAAGGGTGGTTTAGATATGTATGAGAAACCTGTAAAGGGCAAAACATATGTATGTACTGTTGATGTCGCAAGAGGTACAACGAATGACTACTCAGCATTTATTGTATTTGATTGTTCACAAGTGCCTTATCGTGTTGTTGCAAAATATAGAAACAATGAAGTTAAACCATTTGTGTTTCCAAATATAATACATCAAGTTTGCACAGGTTATAATAAAGCACATGTATTAGTAGAAGTAAATGATTTAGGACAACAGATATCAGATACATTACAATACGAAACTGAATATGAAAATTTATTAATGACAACTCAAAGAGGTCGTGCTGGTCAAATACTAGGTGCTGGTTTTTCAGGTAGAGGGTCATCACTTGGTGTTAGAATGACAAAATCAATTAAAAAATTAGGTTGTTCAAATATAAAGACATTGATAGAATCAGACAAAGTAATGATAAACGATTTTAATATTATAGAAGAAATGTCTACATTTTCAAAAAGAGGAACATCATGGCAGGCAGAAGAAGGCAGTAATGATGACTTGATGATGTGTTTAGTCATATTTGGTTGGTTATCTAATCAAGACTATTTTAAAGAATTAACAGATTCAAATATCAGAAATCAACTTTATGTTGAACAACAAAATCTCATAGAACAAGACATGGCACCCTTTGGTTTCGTAGATGATGGTATAGAAAGACCAGGCGAAGAAACAGAAGTAGACATGTATGGTACAGTATGGCACCCTGTGGTCCGTAAAGGTGAATAATTAGACTTTAGTAATATTATAAATAGAAGCAGTGAAATTTTTTATATATGGAGTATGAATAATACAACTATGGTCACTAATTTAATATTAAATTAACGGAGAATAACCTTATGGCATTTCAAGTATCACCTGGTGTTCTCGTACAAGAGAGAGATTTAACTAGGATTATACCTGCTGTTTCTACCTCTATTGGTGCTGTTGCTGGCGAATTTCGTCAAGGACCATTAGATGAAGTAGTAAGTATTTCTAGTGAAAATGAATTAGTAGAAACATTTGGAAAACCAGATTCAAATAACTTTGAAGACTTTTTTTCAGCTGCAAACTACTTACAATATTCTAATTCTCTAAGAGTAGTACGAGCTTCACAGACTAATCTGGTGAACGCAACTACAACTGGTTGTGGATTACAGATTAAAAATACTACCCATTATCAGGATAACTATGCTGATGGTTCTGGCGTTGTCGGAACTTTTGCAGCTAGAACTGCTGGTTCTTGGGGAAATACTTTATTGGTGTCTACATGTCCAAGTGCAACTGCTTATGAAGAAGAAGGTGCAACTACTGTAAACGATTCATCAACATCTGTTGGCGATACAACTATTATAGTAACAGACGGAACAGCATTAAATGTTGGAGATATTATTTCTTTTTCAACAACGGCTGCAACTAATGACTATGATGACGGACATCAATATAGAATAACAGGCATTTCTACTCATACTTTGACAATTGTTCAAAAAGAAAGTGGAAGTGGAGGTCTCTTAACAACAATAACTGATGGTGCAAATGTAAGAAGAAGATGGAGATATTACGATTCAGTAGGAACTGGTCCTGGTACTTCAGCTTATGTTTCTGACCGTTCAGGTTCTGGCGATGAAATTCATGTTGTCGTAGTAGATGAAGATGGAGAAGTTACCGGAGTACCTGGTTCAGTTTTAGAGACTTATGAAAAATTATCAAAGGCGGCTGACGCTAAAACTCCTCAAGGAGATTCAAATTATTACCCAGATGTAATTTATGCAAAATCACAATATGTTTATTGGATGGACCATAATACATCAGGTACTAATTGGGGTTCAAACGCTTCTGGTACAACATTTACAGCAGTAAATACACCTACATTAGAATCACTATCTGGTGGTGCTAATGGTTCAACTGTAACTACTGGACAAAAGAAAACTGCTTATGAAAAATTTCAAGACGCTGAAACAGTAGATGTTGGATTAATTATCGCTGGTTCTGGAGACGGAACACATGTTGATAACTTAATTACAATTGCTGAAAATAGAAAAGACGCTGTTGTATTTGCAAGTCCTGAAAGAGCAGATGTAGTAAATGTATCAAACTCAGAAACACAAAAAACTAATGTACTAGGATTTTTTGATTCTAGAAATTCATCATCTTATGCTGTATTTGATAGTGGATACAAATATATGTATGATAGATACAATGATGTATATAGATTCGTTCCTTTGAACGGAGATATGGCTGGTCTAGCTGCAAGAACAGACTTAGTAGCAGATTCTTGGTTCTCACCTGCTGGTTTCAACAGAGGGAATGTAAGAGGCGTAGTTAAACTTGCTTTTAATCCATCTAAATCTCAAAGAGATGAATTGTACATGAAACGAGTAAATCCTGTTTGTACTTTCCCAGGACAAGGAACTGTTCTGTTTGGAGATAAAACAGCATTATCATCACCAAGTGCTTTTGATAGAATCAATGTAAGAAGACTATTCATTACATTAGAAAAGGCGATATCAACTGCTTCTAAATTCCAACTCTTTGAGTTCAATGATGAATTTACAAGAGCTAACTTTAGAGCAATTGTTGAACCATTCCTAAGAGAAGTACAAGGGCGTAGGGGTATTACAGACTTCTTAGTAGTTTGTGATAATACAAATAACACAGGCGATGTAGTAGATAGAAACGAATTTGTGGCAGAAATATTTGTCAAACCTAATCGTTCAATCAACTTCATTAAACTTCAATTTGTTGCAACTAGAACAGGTGTAGCATTTGAAGAGGTCGCTGGATAATAGGAGATTTAAAAAATGGCAAGTATAACCGATTTTAAAGCTAAACTATCTGGCGGTGGCGCTCGTGCCAATCAGTTTAAGGTAGTAATGCCTTTTCCTGGTTACGCTCAAGTAGGTGGCGAAATTGAAGAACTAGC